AGATGATACTGTAAAAAACAGTTGAATAATCGACAGTTCACAATTAAATCTTATTAAATTCGGTCTTGCTAACTCCGTAGTGTACAGTTGCCTGTTTTCCGCTGTCCGTATAATTAAAATATTTTCCCCAGCCGCTTGGCTTTTCAGCTGCGTCTGTATATATATCCATAAGATTCGCGCATTTATAAAAAGGCGCATTGGAATAACTTGATGCAGATATTGTTGTGCAGTTTTTGGAAATCCATATTTTGGTCAGTTTAGTACAGCCATAAAAGGCTATACCGCCGATATTGGTCAGTTTTTCAGGTAATTCTCTCAAACTTATCCCCTCGCAGCCATAAAAAGCATTACTGCCTATTTTGGTTATCCCCTGCGGTAATTCTGTCAGCTTTATATTTATGCAATTTCTGAAAACATTGCTGTTTATTTCCTTTATTCCCTGCGGCAGTTGTGTCAACGCTAACTTTGTACAGCCTGTAAAGGCGCTGCTTCCTATGCTCGTTATCCCGTTTGGAAGCGATGTTAATGCGAGAGCCGTACACCCTGTAAAACAGCTTGTACCGAGTTCGGTTATGCCGTCGGGAAGTTTTTCCAAAGTCATTCCCGTACACTCGTTAAATGTTCCCGTTTCTATAACAGTTATATTTGGGGGCAATGACGACGGATTTATTTTTGCACATCTGCTGAAAGCTCCGGTTCCTATACTTGCTATAGTTTCGGGAAGCTCGCTCATTCTAAGTTCGATACAGCCGCTGAAAGCTCCGTCCCCTATTACTTCTATACCGTTCGGAAACTTTATTTCTGTTAAATTCTCACATT